CATTATAATGAACCTGATATGAAGGAAGATTTGACGGATGCGTACCAACAGACCAAAGAAAACCTGCAAGGTATCATAGACCAAGGCAAAGAAGCCATGGAAGAAATACTTAATGTGGCAAAAGCAGGTCAACATCCAAGAGCCTTTGAAGTATATGCCACTTTACTTAAGAATATGGTAGATGCAAACAAAGAACTATTAAATACACAAAAACAAATGAGAGATATCTCTGGTGCCAAGAAAGATTCTGGTGGTACCAAGATAGATAAAGCGGTATTCATAGGTTCTACTTCTGATTTGAATAAGTTCTTAAAAGGTAAAGAATGATAGAAGATGATGATTATGATGCTTCGTTAGATCCAGGTGACTCGTACCGTGATAACCCTCTACTTAAAAAGTCTGGTGTTAAGGTTAATTTTACTCAGCCACAGATTGAGGAATACATTAAGTGTGCCAAAGATCCAGTATACTTTGCAGAAAACTTTATTAAGATTGTTAACGTTGATAGAGGTTTAATGCCTTTTGAAATGTGGGATTTTCAGAAAGAGATGATTAAAGTCTACCACGAAAATCGTTTCTCAATCACTAAATGTCCTCGTCAGGTTGGTAAAACTACTACCTCAGTTGCATACCTACTTTGGTTAACATTATTCACCGACACACAAACTGTTGCTGTTCTTGCTAACAAAGGTTCACTTGCTAGAGATATTTTGGCCAAGTACCAGTTGGCATATGAAAATCTACCAATGTGGTTACAGCAAGGTGTAGTTACCTGGAATAAAGGTAATGTAGAACTAGAGAATGGTTCCAAAATTATTGCGGCTTCTACATCCAGTTCTGCAATTCGTGGAGGATCATTTAACTGTGTATTCTTGGATGAATTTGGTTTCGTTCCTAATAATATTGCAGAAGAATTCTTTAACTCTGTATACCCTGTAATTTCATCTGGTAAAACTTCCAAGATTATTATCGTTTCTACTCCTAACGGTATGAATCTGTTCTACAAATTGTGGATGGATGCCATTACCGGTAAGAATAACTATAAGACCTTTGAGATTCACTGGTCAATGGTACCAGGCAGAGATGAGGCCTGGAAAGAAGAAACAATTCGTAATACATCTGAACGACAATTCTCACAAGAGTTTGAATGTGAGTTCTTAGGTTCATCCAATACACTCATTTCTGGTCGTAAACTTCAACAGATTGCACACCGAGACCCAACATTTGTGCATGATATGGTACGTATCTTTGAACCACCGGTCAAAGAAGATGGTGAAAAGAATCTTAAAGACCACTTATATTGTATCATGGTTGACGTTGCAGAAGGTAAAGGACTAGACAGTTCTGCCTTCCAGGTTATAGATATGACTGCAATGCCATACAGGCAAGTGGCAGCCTATAATAGTTCATCTATTTCACCGATACTATTTCCAACTGTCATATATAATACAGCAAGAATGTATAATGATGCATATATTTTGGTTGAAGTTAACAATACCAACCAGATTGCAGAAACATTACACGCTGATTTTGAATATGAGAATTTATGGAAAGTGCATACTGGTAATAAGAAACCACAACAATTGTCTACCGGTTTTGCCAGAGGTGTTCAGATGGGTGTCAAAATGTCACCTCAAGTTAAAAGAATTGGTTGTACCAACTTGAGGTCTTTAATTGAGGCTGACAAGTTAATACTACAAGACTTCAATACTTATTCCGAATTAACCACTTTTATTGCACAAAAGAACTCTTGGTCAGCAGAATCAGGTGCAAATGATGATATGGTGATGTGTTTGGTCATGTTTGCTTGGGTAACTACTCAGAAATATTTCAGAGAAATTGTTAACCATGACATCCGTAAACAAATGCAGTTGGAAAATATGAACCAGATTGATGAGATAACTCCTCCAGAAATGATAGTGGAAGATGGATTATCACATAATTTTGCCGTAATGGGTGGAGATGTGTGGGAAGATGCACATTCCGGAGGCACCTATCAGAATTGGGTGAATGATGCACTTAAACAATTCTAAAAATGACATTTTATAAATATCCCTATGGTAAAGTATTACCACAGAACACATAATAATTCAAGGAGAAAACAATGGCTTTTCAAATCTCTCCAGGCGTAAACGTATCCGAAATAGACTTAACAACTGTTGTTCCTTCGGTTCTTACTAGCGCTGGCGCATTTGCTGGATATTTCCCATGGGGTCCAGCACAAAAAATTATCCAAATACCTGACGAAAAAACATTAGTTAATAGATTTACTGGCGGAATGGGTCCAGATTCAAATTCAGCAATTTCTTTTTTTACCGCTTCAAGTTTCTTGGCTTATGGTAATAATCTGCAAGTGGTTCGTTCGGTTGGTGCCAATGCTCGTAACGCTATTGCGAACACATCAGCTACCACAACAGTTCAAGTATTGAATGCTGACAATTTCCAAGCGTCATATTTGACTACAACTAACGGTAATGCTTATGGTCCTTTTGTTGCAAGATATCCAGGTGCATTAGGAAATTCATTAACAGTTTCTGTTTGTGACAATTCAACAACATTTAGTACATGGACATATAAAAATTATTTCACATCAGCTCCAAATACATCAACATATGTTGCCAATGCTAATGGTTCTTATGATGAGATGCACGTTGTAGTTTTAGATGGTACAGGTTTGATTACAGGAACTGCAAATACAGTACTAGAAACATTCCCATTCATGTCTAAAGCTATAGATGCAACAGTAAACGGAAATTCTAGTTATTACAGACAAGTTATATTCAATCAATCACAATGGATTCAAGCTATGGATCCTGTTGATTATTCAAATACTTCAAGTACATGGGGTTCAGTAGCCGCAAATATGTCATTTAGACAATTGTTAACTGCTCCTACTTTCAATTTAGGTTTAGGTGCAGATGCTGTAGCTACTGATGCAACTTTACCAACAGCTTATGCTTTGTTTGCTAATAAAGAAGCTATTGATATTTCTTTAGTATTAACCGGTGGTGCTAGTCTTGCAGTTCAACAATATGTAATAGATAACGTTGTAAATTCTCGTGCAGATTGTTTGGCTTTCTTATCTCCACCATCAACAGCAGTTGTCAACCAAGCTGGTTCAGAAACAACTAACATAACTACTTGGTTAACTTCTTTAGCAAGAAGTACATCGTTTGCTGTTGTTGATTCTGGTTGGAAATATATGTATGACGTATATAACCAAACATATCGTTGGATTCCATTGAACGGTGATATCGCTGGTCTATGTGCATACACAGATACAATCAAAGATCCATGGTATTCACCAGCTGGTTTTAATCGTGGAAATATTAAAAACGCAATTAAATTGGCATGGAATCCATCAAAAACATATAGAGATACCTTATATGCTGCCGGTGTAAATCCAGTTGTTTCTTTCCCAGGAAACGGTATTGTTCTGTATGGTGATAAGACATTACAATCAAAACCATCTGCATTTGACCGTATCAATGTACGTAGATTGTTTATTACTCTAGAAAAAGCAATCACTAAAGCTGCACAGTATTCTTTGTTTGAATTTAACGATGATTTTACTCGTGCTCAGTTTGTTGCTTTAGTAGCTCCATTCTTACGTGATATACAAGGTCGCCGTGGTATAACAGACTTCAGAGTTGTTTGTGACACAACAAACAATACTGCTCAAGTTATTAACTCTAATCAATTCGTTGGTGACATCTATATTAAACCTGCTCGTTCAATTAATTTCATTCAATTGAACTTTGTTGCTGTTGGAACTGGTGTTGATTTCTCAACAGTTGTTGGAGGATCATCTAGCAACTCAATACCATTAGGCATAGTCTAATAAATAAATCCAATATAGGAGAAAACAATGGCATTTAATATAGCAGAATTCAAAGCAAATTTGGTAGGAGAAGGTGCTCGTCCAAATCTGTTTTCAGTTACAATGGCATTACCTACAATCGTAACAAACGGTAGCGCAGCTGGCCAAAAAATCACATTTATGGCAAAAACAGCTCAACTACCAGGTTCTACAATAGGTACCGTACCAGTCCAATACTTTGGTCGTGAGATTAAATTTGTTGGAAATAGAACGTTTGCGGACTGGACATTAACAATCATCAACGATGAAGATTTCTTAATTAGAAACGCAATTGAAAATTGGATGAACTCATTAAATTCTCATCAAGGAAACTTGAGAGCTGCTAATGCTGTTAGTTCTACCAATTATTCAACAGATGCTACCGTAACACAATACGGTAAAGCAGGTAATGATATTAAAGATTATAGTTTTGTTGGTATGTTCCCTACTGATTTAGCACCAATTGATTTGGATTGGAGTTCAAATGATACTATTGAAGAATATTCAGTAACATTTGCCTATCAATACTGGACATCAAATACAACTACCTAATGTTATACTGGAGAACCTTCGGGTTCTCCTTTATGTTTTTTGTGAACTTGAAATTTAAATAATATGACACCTAACAATAAATTCTCTCTATTTGGTTTTACAATCTCTCGTGACAAAGACGATGAAGATAAGAAAACC